TCAATGTCCCAGCACATGAAAGAAGTTCGCCGCCAGTCCGCCGGAAAGCGCTGAGAGCAAGCTGATGATGGTCACGGCCGCCCGCCGTTCGGCATCGCGTTCACCGCGCATGCGCGCCAACTCCGCGCGCAATTCGCTTAACATCGCGGTCAGATCGTCAACCTTCAAAAATAGCTTGGCAAAAACCAAATCCTCCTGCGCAAGGTAGCGCTCGCGCCAGGTTTCAAGCGCGCCCACCCGCGCGTCCAGCACACCCTGCTCCTGCGACACGCGCCCGACATCACCGCGGATAACCGCGATGTCAGAGCGAAATTGCGCGACCGAATCAGACTCCATGCCATCGTCCCTTAATCAGCCACGTCGGACAAAGTTATCGGGTAGAACGTCGCCTGCAGCGGCATGTTAATCGACCAGGCGCTGCCGAGATCGCCGGCGATATTCCAGTTTGCCGGCGGCGTCAGCAGCGCCGCATTATCTGTGACCGCATCGCCGCGGCCGATCTGCGTGCTGCCATAGGGGTAGAAGAAGAGAACCTCATTAGAAGGCTGGGTGATCGGCGAGGCGAGTGTGACGGAAACATGCGTCGCATCGACGCGCGCGGCTGCCGTCGCCGTAATCACGTTACCAGGGCTGGCGACGCTACCGCCATCCATCACCGCGAACCCGGCGCCGACATTCGCCTGCAACGGCACGATCAGATCGTCACCCGAATCATGCTGGATCGTGAGAATGATCGTGGTATTCGTTGCCCGATAAACGTGACTAATCCGTGGCCCGCCTTTTGCCGGCAGGCCGCTCGCAGGCAATGCGCTGGCCGGCAAGGTATCGCACAATCCCAGTCCGATAGCGGCGCGGCCGGCGGCATGCGCGCCGATCCGGCCGTAGCGCAGCAGATCAGGCTGATCGCGATGTTGCGGATCGCCGCCCGAAAACAGCCCGGTGGCCGGATCGTAGCTCGCGTTCAGTGGATTCGAATCAGACGTTTGCGCCGCGAAAACGATGATGTTGTTCCCGGCCACAGCCGCAAGGTCGGCAATCGACTCCCGCACCATCTGAACGCCGGGATTCGTTTCATAAGGAATCGCGTTCCACGCCAGCAGCGGCAGGGACGCCGCGCTGCGGTTGAGGAGATTGCGCGTTAGCGCCAGCAGCCGTAGCACCGTGCCTTCATAAAGCGCCTTGTTGCTGTAGGGCATCGTGCTGTCCTGCTCCGTCCACGGCCAGACAAGAAAGGCGATGTCCGCTTCGTCGGCCGCTGTTACCAAGGCGGACGATCCCGTTAAATAATCTGTCAGCGCCGTGAAATCCGGCCCGCCCACCCATGTCGATGGATCCGATCCGTCGCCCGGGTTGGTTAGAAATGTGCCATTCGCGGTTCCTGGCGGAAACAAGGGCGGCGAGGAATTCGAAATTGGGTGGCCCGAAACAATCGAATAACGCGACGGCGAGATATACGTCCCGGCTTGTACCGCTTCTACAGCATACGCCGCAGCGCCGAGATACCAGGCGATACCTTGCGCCATCGCAACCGGCGCACCGGAGAGCACGAACCATGCGGCGTTTGACTGTCCCATGACCAGCACGGAAACACCGCGCCTGGCACCCAGCACCCAGCGGCCCTGCGCCGCAATCAGCGTCGAGATCTCGGCCCCCGTTAACGCCCGCTCCCATGTCGCGGCTTCGTGAAACCAGCACTGCGCGGAACCTTGCACCGTCCCGTCATGAAGAAAGAGAACTTCGCCGGCGTCATGAGCGCCGAACGGATTGGCGACGGCACTTGCCGCCTGCACGCCGTCCAGCCAGACATCGACCCCAATGCCCGGCGTATTCCGCAAAATAATGGCGTGCGAGTGCCGCCGGGCAAGATTGGTCGCGAGAACCGTCTGGCTCGTGGCGCCGGGAAACAATGTCAAAAGACCATCGGCGGCTTCAGCCTGCAGAATCGTCGTCCCTGTGGCGAGGCTGTGCAGCAGCGGAATCGGCGCGGCATTCACGTAGTAAGTGCCCTGCCGCAAATTGGGCCGGGTCCAGACAAAATACCTCGTCCATCCGGCCCCGGCGCCGAACTCCATGGACGGGTGCGACAGCCCCCAATCGGGGTCAAGCGTGGGCCCGTAGGTCACGATGCTCGGGTCCGGCGCCCCGACGGCGCCCAGATAACCGTTCACCCGCGCAACCGCCAAGGTACTAACAGGGCCGGTATCCGCCGCGACATGATAGGGCGACAGCAACACCCCGTTGCCGGACTTATCGAGGACCGCGGATACCACCGTATTCGCCGCCGTCACCGTCGTCCCGGCCGCGCTCAACAACCCATCCAGCAACCCGGCATCCCACCAGCCGGAGAGCCCCGCAATCGCCGATGGGTACGGCCCGGTGAACAAGCCCGCTGGCGGCGTCGTGCCCGCCGGCAGCGGCCCGGTCAGCACGCGCGATGCCGCGCCAGCCAGCACGGGCGCGCCAGGCGAGACGTAAAGAAGCGTCATTTAAGTGACCGTCAGCGTGAAGCTGGAAACCGCCTGGCTGCCGCCGGTCGTCGTCTCGGCCCAGATATAATAATTACCGGCAGTTGCAGGGGTTGGATAATAAATCCCCCACTCCTCATCAAAATTAAATTGCGTGGCGGCCTGCCAACCGCTCGCCGGCGCCGTGGTGTTAGATGTCGACAGCGCGATCTGGACGGAAACCGCCTGCGCGGGAGAAACGCCGCCGTTGAGAGCAATGCTGCCGCTGCCATGCGAATAGCTGCCGCCCGGATTGTTGAACGCCAGTGTCAGCGCGGGCGCCGCGGCTACCGTCATGGCGGCGGAAACAGCATCGAGCCCCGTCACCGGGTCTTGCGCCCACGCGTAATACGTACCGGCCGCGGCCGGGATCAGCGACGCCGCAAAACTGCCCGCCGAATTCACGGCCGCCGTCCAGCCGGAGGTCGGCGCCGTGCTGTTCTGCGTCGCCAGTTGCACATTCACCGCATCGGCCACCGGGCTCACCGCACCGGTTATGTTGACCGCCGTGCCCGCCACGCCGGTAGCCGGCGCGGAGACACTCAGCGAGGCGGCCGTCACGGCAACCGCGCCGGAGATGCTTTGCACGGAAGTGGCGGATGTCTGCTGCGCCCAGATATAAATTGTCCCCACCGCCGCCGGCGTCAGGCTCGCCGACCAATTTCCACTACGAACGCTGGCGTTGGTCCAGCTAACTGGCGCTGTCGTGGCGCTGTTTGAAGCGCCAACCCGCACCGCGGCACTGCCCGGTGAAACCGAACCGCTCACACCCAGGCTCGCCCCCAGCGTCAAGCTCGCCGGCAGCACATTGATCGAAATTGAGGGAGGGATGATCGTAAATGCGTTCGAAACGCCAAGCACCGCCGGGTTCGCATGGTCCCGAACCTGGACCGTATAAGTCCCGGCGGCCAAACCGGGCATCGTGAAGCTATACGCGTTCGCTGAGATCACGGGGCTGCTCGCCGCCGTCCAGCTTGTGCCCCCATTCGTCGAATAGTCCAGCGCCGTCGGCGCATCATTGAATATCCCGCCGGTAAGAACAAATGCGGCACCCGGCGCCGGGGCGGAAATCGAAGCGACCGTCAATGTCGGCGCGTTCGGCACAATCCCGCTCCACCAGACGATCGACCCGCCTGAATACGTGATGCCGACCAGCGTCGTCGAACTTCCAGGCGGCAACGAGGTGCTGCCGGAACCTGACGTGATGCCCGTTCCCATCGTGATTGAGCCGGCGCTGAGATTGACCAGCGTACAGCCAAACCCCGAACCCATATTCGCGAAATTCGCAGTCAGGGTGATCGGCTGACTTGCAACGAGCAACCGGTCGTTATGCGATGTTCCATCGAGCACGGTGTTCGCGGTCAATTCGACAACATTGGTCTTCAGGCTGGGGATTTTTCCCTGCAAATAGGTCCAGAGCGCCCCGAAACTCTGGACGTTCAAATTGCTGCCGCCCTGCGCCACCAGCAGCGTATCGCTATCCGCGGCCGGCGCCGCGGCGGGCAGTTGCGTGATCGTCTGGCCGCCGATCAACTGGCTATACGGAATCCAGGCATTCGCGCCATTCTGCCAGATGGCCACGTAATCGGAAGCGCCGATGGTGCTTACGGAATTTTCCGTATCGGGCGCACCAAGCCCCAGCCCCGTCGCACCGGCTGGCCCCTGCGGGCCTGCCGGCCCCTGCACCCCGGCTACGCCCTGCGGCCCAACCGGCCCCGCAATGCCCGAAACAGTGACGCCGATGACACCGTTTTCAATGGCTATCCCGGTGCCCGCCGAAAACAGCCCTTGCAGCAAATTCACCGGCAACAAGCCAGGCGCGCCGCCGGACTCAATCACGATATTATCCGACAGCGACATCGCCGTCTGCACGGGAAACCCGGCATGGTCGCCGCCATTTGCCGCCAGCGTACCGCCGATCAGCGCCAGGCCTGTACCAAGCGTCACACTTTCCGGCGCGCCGGTCCCAACACTGTTGCGCCCGAGCAGATCGCCGCTGGGCACGTTGATAAGTGGCTGCAATGTCGCCGTCAGTTGCGAAACGCTCACCGCATAGGTCAAGCCAGCCTGCGATAGGGGCAGCAAGTCTCCAGGGCCTACCGTCGCGACCGCCGGCAGCTCAGCAATGGTTGTCATTTGCGATTCCTTTAAGCGACCGCGACCCAGTTGGCGCTGCCTGTCCCCGCCTGCTTGACCCAGAACGTCACGCCCACGCCGCCATTCAGATTTCGAAATGTGGAGCCCGGTGGCGCCGAAACGGCATTCAGCGGCGATCCGCGCCCGATCAACTCAACCGCACCGGTCGGCTCCGTATCCGAAAGCAGCCGAACCATGCCAGCGCCCGCGGGATGCAGCGCCAGATCGCCCGAAATGGTGCGCAACGTGACACCGCCGCTGCCGTTTGGTGAGACGTAATCATTTTGAGAGAAACGCGCCGCGCGCCATCCGCCGAAATTACCGACCCAGTCGATCGAGGCGCCCGCCGGCACGGTAATCGCCGCCCCCGTCCAGTTGCTCTGCGCGGGCGAACTGCCGGCCGCCGCAAACGTGACATTCGTCAGGCAGTCAATCGTCACCTGATGGTCCTGCCACACCGGCAGGCCAACCTGCACCGTCACCGTCGCACCGCTGCCGTTGCCCGTGATCGTCGCGGTTGTGCCTGGACCATAGCCCGACCCAAAGTTCGTCATCTGAATCCCGAGCACCTGTCCGGCCGAAAGCCAAACCGTCGCCGCGGCTCCCGTGCCGGTGCCTGAAAAACTTATCGTCGCACTGGTATAACCATTTCCGCCATTCGTCAGCTTGCAGAACACAACCTGGCCCATTGTCGCCTGCGCCTGGGCCGTCATGATCGCGGCGACCGGCGCCGTCGATTGCGATATGCTCACGGCATCCGCGATATCGGGAACCACTAACGTATAGACGCCGTTCACCGAACTCGGGTTCACCGCCCACCTGGCGACATAGTTCAGCAGGTTTTTGCGCAAAATGATGCTATCGGTATAGGCCGAAATCGCATCGGTCAGATTGGCGCCAGGCTCCGCCAAAACAATATTGTCGCTTACAAGCATGTTTTGCGGCGCGTCACGGATCAGAATGCCGACGACATTACCGCTGGTATTGATCCAGTTTCCGATAATCGAAAGATCGCTGCAGGCCAGGTTGAAGTTGACACCCTGCCCGTTCGACTCGACATTTTGCACCGCAATTCCGACACCGGTGCAATCCTGGATGAAGTTGTACCGGGCCATGCAGTTCTGGCCGCCGCCGATATTCAGGCCAATCAGGGCGCCGTTGATGTAATTGTCACACACCTCCGTGTAGACCGCGCCACCGCAGTCGATTCCAAATGCGGAAGCCCCGGTGACCATGTTACCGGTGACTTTGCAATAGCCCGTATCGCATAGAATCCCCGCCCCGCTGGCATCCGCTGAGCTATTATTGGCGCATAGATTTCCGCTAACGAGAATATTCCGGCCGGAGATATAAATTCCATAATTGCGGTTGGAATAACAATTATTCGAAGCGATCAGTGCGCCGAGAACATCGGGATTGGCATTTCCGTAAACAAGATTGCTCCGGTTTGTCTGGTTGAAATTCCCCACGATAATCCCGCAGATATTGTTCCAGCACGTATTGCCGACAATATGCAGATTGCGAATTTTGAGAATGAAATTCGGGTCCTGGCTGTCGGCGCGGATGCCTGAACTCGTATTGTCGTGTGCCCGGCAATTGGTGATGCTGAACGCATCCGTCGCGGCGATATAGATGCCGTGAACCGCATTATCGTGAAATTCGCAATCATCGACATGGTGAGACGTAATGGCGGGATCGCTTGCGGCGTAATACAACCCCGAGCCGTTGTTGGCGCCCGCCGCATTCCGGAACACACTTCGCGTAATGATCGATTTCGTGCAGCTCGCCTGCACGATTACCGCATAAGTATCATGCGTGACGCTGGCATTCGCATCGAAAATAATCCCGTCAACGAACAGCGTGGATGCGGTAAAACTCAACCACGCGGCCGGGGAGGACGAGCCGGATTTTGACTGGGCCGGACGCGTCATGACAGTCAGCCCCGGCATGCCCAACAACGTGCAGGATGAAGTGATATCGCACTCGCCCGCAATGGCATAGGTCTTCGCGCCGAAGCGGACTGGGTTACCGGAGGCCACGGCGGCCAGCAAGGCAGCGCTGTCATCCGTCACACCATCGCCGACCGCGCCGAAATCCTCGATAGAGACGGCATTCATCGCCATCGCCGCCAGCGTGCGTGTCACGGTCCCGTTTGTCGCCATCGCCGTCAGCGCCCCGCCGGGCACGCCCGTGAGACCGCCAATCCCGTTCATGAAATTGCTGTAGCTGACGCCGACATTGCCATTACCTTGCCCAACCGGCACAAGGTCGGCGGCGACCGGGGCATGGCCTCCCGGCAGCGCGCCGATCTCGAAAGGCGATGCGGTTGCCGAAAGCGTGCTTCCCGCCAGCGTCAGATTAGATCCGATCGAAATGGCAACCGGCGGCGCGGTGCCTGGCCCAACACCGCCGAGCACCGTATTCTGTGCAACGCTCAGCGCCGGCTGAAAACCCGCAAGCACCTGCGCCCGCGTGGCGCCCAGCGTCTGATCATTTTGGAAAATCGGCAGCACATCCGTATCGGCAACGGAATTCGCCGCCGGCAATTGTCCGATTGTGGGCATTGGAAAACCCTTAAATGGTGGTGAGCGGCGTACCGGTCGGGTCGGTCAACGGTTGCCCCGTCGGCGTCGTCAAAGCGGCTTGTGGCGCCGGTACCGAGGCGAGCGCGATGACGGGAAGCGAAATGCTTCGCGCCAAGGTCCGGCCACCCGTCGTCGTGACCGTCACCGTGACCGTATAGGTCGTCAGAGCCTGCCCGCCGCTTAACCAAAGCACGGCCCACGCCCCGTCCGCGCTCGACGCCGCGAGCGTCAGGTCGCCCGGATGATTCGGGCTGATCGCCGTATCGAGTGTCGCGATCGTATCCCCAGGGTTAGCCGTCAGCGCCGGCGAAATATCAAACACATAATCCAGCGTATCACCCGGGTCTTTGGCCGGCCACATCAGCGGCGCCGCCGGCGGAATTTGCGGGCCGCGCGGCGTCGGCACAAAACCATCGATCTGCACGTAGCGCGCGTTGGACGGCCGCCATGTATGGGAGGCTGGTGTGCTCATAACGGCGATCCCTCAATATTCGATGATCACAATGCCAACCGAGCCGGCACCGCCCGCGGAGCCGACCGGGCTGCCGCTGGTGGTACAGCCGCCGCCGCCGCCGCCGCCGCCATACCCGGTCGCGCCAAAGCCGCCTGTGGGTCCGCTGGCACCCCTGCCATGGCCAGGCCCCCCGCCATCGCCACCGCAGCAAGCGACAACGATCGAATCGCTCCCCATCGACCCGCCGAAATTGTATTGGCCACCAGAACCGGTGCCGCCAAGGCCGCCCGGCATGGCAAATTGCACCGCCGTCCCGCCGCCGCCCCCCTGCCCTCCGGAAGCCGACAGGAACGTGCCAAAACTGGACGTGCCACCACTCAATCCGGTCCCAGGCGTGTCAGACCCCGCCCCGCCCGCGCCAACGGTAACGGCGATACTCATCCCGGGCGTCAGATTGGTCACAATGCCCACGGCGGTACCGCCACCCCCGCCGCCGCCGCCAGGCATCGTTGCATGGTAACCGCCGGCGCCCCCGCCGCCAATCGCCGTCGCGCGCAATGTGGTCACCCCATTGGGCACGATGAACGTGCCCGACGTATTGAACACGTCGAACGTCGAGAAGCCCGGGCGAAGTGCGGGAAGTTTATAGTTCACGAATGGCGCGCCCGAGAGGGTCGAAATGCCGCCATTATGAATCGCCGTTTGCCCGTAATTGACCGTGATGACATATAGACCAACCCAGCCGCTATCGACGGGGGGCGTCGTCTGCGCGCCCGAGGCCGCCGCGGCGCCGGGCTTGAGCTGGATCTGAACCCGCTGGATGCGCTGCGTATTCTGCGCGGTGCCCGCATTGGCGGGCCCGGAATAAGGCTGCGACGGATTGGCCGCGTTCACATAGGGCAACACGACAGGGTCCGCGTCGGTTTCCGAGAATGTCGCTTCGATCAGATAATTGATCGACTGGCCCGAAACCGTCGGCGTGGTCAGCGTAAAACTCGTCGGCTGCAGGTTGATCCCGGTCTTGACCAACTGGTCGGTCGTATCAGCCCCAAGCGAGCCATAGGCGTTTGCATCCATCACGGTCAGTTGCGTAATGCTGCCCGCCGCCACATTCACGGTAAGCGATGCCGGCGACGTCGCCGTGCAGGCCAGCCCGTCCACACTCATGCCGCTTCCCAACACCGCCGCGGTCAAAACGCCGACGGCCGTCATCGCGTTGCGGTTCAAACTCAGAATGTCGGTGTCGAGCGGAATACTGCCGGGATAGACGATATTGCGGTCCATGCATGTTCCTCAGTTCGAAATATTCATCCAGCCAATCGTGGCCGTCGGCAGCACCGAAGCGGCGGTCGCATAGATGTCAGCATCCGTGATGGCGCCTGGTAGGGTCTCGGTATCGGCATAAAACATCGGCGCCGTATTGTAGCCGCCGGGTCCAACGCCGTAGCCGCTCGCATGGCCGATCGGCGATGCATTCGGCCGATAGGCCGTAACGAAAAACTGAAACGGCAAGCGCCTCGACCCGTAGCCGCCAGCCACGCCGTAGCCTAGCGTGCCCGAATTATATCCGCCGGTGTCGTCCGCATTCAGCGGCTCGAAAATCGCCGGCGCCCGCCCGGTCAGACCCAACAAGGCGGACGCCAGGGCGGATCGTGTCGCCCGCCCGGCGAGCAAATTCGTCCGCAAGCGAAGACTGAAGGCCGCATCGCTCTCACCCGCCCGGCGCGGCATCGCCGCGCCAAAAAAATCCGTCGATACGATGTCCAGAAATATACCCGTCGCCGTCGCGATGCGCGCCTGCAATGCCGTTACCCGCAAAAGCCCAAACAGGCTGCTCCACACATTCGCCAGGCCATTCAGCAGCGCGTCCAGAACCGGCGCGGCGTCGCCGAACCACTGTGCCGGCAGAACAGCTTTCAGCCGGCCCACCATGTCATTCTGATCGCCGAGCATATCAGGAAACCGCGACCGTGCCGCTTCTGATCACACCAAACAGCGGTGGCGCAAGGTCAGCCGTACCGCCATTAAGCACCACCGCGGACACGTTCGTCACCGCCGAGGAAGCCGCATAGGCAAGCTGCGCCAGGCGCGTGTAATTCAATGTCGCGCCGATCGGCAGACCGGCGATATAGTCCTCGATCGCAGCCGCCGCCGCCACCACGGCATCGTGATGCGACACGCCGGGTGCCGTTGTCAGAGTCATCGAAACATTCGCGTCCGTCACGATCGGCCCTTGAACCGCGAAGCTGCTGCCAACGGGGCGCACCGCATCCACAGCCTGCTGCACCTCGTTCAGCAGCCAGCCTGGCGGCGTCCCCGTCCCATTATCCACCGTCACGACAAAATGCCCCATCTGCGCGGCTCCTGTCTGATCGACATTTTCGCTAATCGTGTAGGTCAGTCCTTGTTGGATTCCGGCCATGGCGGCGCCGATGGCGATATTCGTGGCCCGCGAAAGACTCGCCAGATAGCTCCCGAAACGCAGCCGAAACGCAGAATCCGATTCCGCATCCAGGCCACCGGTAAGCGCAAGCTGGTTCTGCACCGTATCCACACCGGCGATCGCCGATGCGATCACTGATATGCTCCCGGCCTGAACATTGCCGGCGCTGCCCGCGGCAACAGCAACCACCGGAACGATGAGGCTGGCCACGCCGGACGCCAGCGTATAACCCGTGCCATTGAACGCCGGATTCGTCGGATCAGCCGAGACCGCGAATGATTGGCTATTGTCGGTCGTAGAAACCGCCGTACCTACCGAGATAAACGCGGAGCTGCTCGGCGTAAACCGCGAGAACGTTACCTGTCCCCCCGCCGCCACCGCCGGCAGACGGACAAACCCAAAATCCGCGCCAAAACTATCGCAATCCGCGCCGCTGCTCGTCGCCAGCCGCGTTGTGGCCAGAACCTGCAAGATCAGCCATTGCATCCACAGCGCCAGCGACGCATTGGCTTCAAGAATAGCCCGCAGGACCGACCCGACCGTCAGATCAAGCAGGCTCGACGCGGCACCTTGCACGGCAGCCGCCATATTCTGCACCAGCGTGGTAAAGTTCTGAAGAGAAAGCTGCATGTCTTACACCGAGAATGAAAGGCTGCTCGTCTGCTGCGTGGTCGCGTCTGTGTAACGGATGGTCAGGCTCACCGTTCCGTCGCTTCCCGCCACAGCCGAAATCTCCGGCGGCGGATGATTCAAGACCGCCGCTTCGGCCAGGATTTGCGATCTGGCGACAGCCTGAATGACCGCGGGCGCGCCGGGCGAGCCTACAAACTGTGCCAGCCCCGCCCCATATGATAACTGCCAGATATAACCGCCCTGATTGGTCAGCAACCGACGCAACACCCGTTCCTGGGTCAGCGCCGGCCCATCGGAGAGCGCAAGGTCGCCCGTCGGACTGACCGCCAGATCACCCCCAAATGCAAGGGACAGGTCGGGCATCAAACCGTTACCGATGGCAAGCCCGTCGCGCCGCCTTGCGGGTCCGCATGCGTGTGGTTGTCATGCGCCGCGCGAAGGGCGGCCAGCGTACCACGCGCCCCAGCCTGATCCGAGATATTGCCGCTCACGACGAGGTTGCCTGTGATATTCACGGTCGTCGCCGACATGAAAATCGTGCCGTCATTCAGCAATTTCAAAACACTTCCTGTCTGATGCCGTAACCATAATTCACCCGCCGGCGCTGGCAACGGCGTATCCATCACCGACCAAACAGCACCGATGATCACCCCATGTTCGGCACTGCCTTCCTGGGCGATCACGAGCACTTGGTCTCCGGGCGTCAGCGGCGCCGCAAGCCCCCAACCCGCCCCCACCCAAGCTGAAACAATCGGCAACCAGCCGCTTAAGACATTCTCAGGCTGCAGCATGACGCGCGCCGCGTACGCGTTCGGATCGAAGCTCGACACCAACCCGAACCTGGCGACACCGCCAAGCCCATCCAGCCCAGCCGCATGGCTTTTTACAATGTTCGAGAACATATCCACGAAACAGGCTAACCTAGCGCATGGGCACGGATATGCTGAACATAGCCGCGCTCAGCATCCACCGTGCGTCGGATAACATCGATGGCATAATCCTGGTCAAATTGCGAACTAGTGCCGTATAAAGTGATCGTCGCTCCAGGTGTCATGGAGGTCTCTCCGGGAAGCGTCGCCGTCAACACGGTTGCATGCGTCTGTAGTGTCGAAAGATGATTCTTTGCCAGCAACGCGGCCTGCTGACCCGTGAGGCTAGGGCGGACGAGCATGGCTGTCGCTCCTGAACCGCCACCCGCCATTTCAGCCGTCACTGTCTTGTTACGCGGGCTCCAAGACTTCACGATCGTCTTCGTCGGCAGGCACGCCGCGGTATCGATCGTCATGTCAGCGCAATCCAGCGGGCACAACAGCAGCGGTTCGTTAGTAACTGGCGGGCCAAATCTCAGCGTCGTGCCGAACACGGATAACGAGAACCCTTCCATGAACGCAAGCCAAGACAACAAGTTCCACGCTGTGCCAGCGCGCGAGCCGAGACTCAGACCGCTTCGCGCGTGATCCAGCTCATAATACTGACCGACCAATGTCGACGTCGCCGTCACATCCGGCGTCAGATTATGCCGACCGCAAATGTCGATCGCGATCTGGCTCGACGTATGATTGGCAAATGTCTCGGCAATCTCGGTATCGATCAGTTGGGCGGATAAATCACGTCCGCTCACCATTACCCTGTTCCGTAGCACATCACAGCAAATATTATCGATCTGGCCGGTCAGCAATTGAACATATCCAAAATCTCTCAACGCCACTTCGATCGTCGCAACCTGTCTACCGGCCGCCGAAAAGAAGTCGAACGATTTTCCAGAAGCCTCAACGGAAAAAGCGACCGAGAAGCGGTCCGCCGCAAAGAACGCCACCCGCTCGACCTCAGCCGATACGACACCGTAAACCGGCGTCCCACCGATTGTGACGCGAATCTGCGGCTGATTAACTGGCAAGCCCGCCGCCCGCGCTTGGATTGATCGAAGGAATGACGATCGTGTTGATCCCCGTCAACTGCGGATCGGATATTTTATTAGCCTGCGCGATCCTTATCCACTGGGTCGCATCGTTCAAATACTGTCCGGCCAGCGCGAACAAATTCCCGCCACTAACAACAACGGTCATCGCCATTACAGCAGCTCATTTTCCATATTCGTCGAAGCCCTTTGCAGATATCCCCTCACACATGTGATCGCCGCGACCTGACCCGCTGCCGCGACCAACCCGGTAACGATGGACCCCGCCATGACCGGGTCCGTCACCGCATCCAGGCTCGCGGCTTGCGATGTAAAATTGGCATCCGCCGTTCCTAACGCGACAGCCGCGGTATTTTGAGCATTCGTGAGGCCGGCCAGGCTGGGCGTCCCTGAAAGGCCCAAGGACAGCCCGCCCTGCGGCGCCAATGAGACCGCCGACGATACATCCGCCGCGACCAAGTTCGAAACTGAGTTCACCAGACCGGCCGCCACGGCGGCGGGGTCCAGAACAACCGCGCACCGCAGGGAAAATGGAATCCACCAAGGCTTCTCATAGTCAAACTCAAACTTCTGGATCAAGACCGTATAGAAAAAGCTATTCCAGTAGAGCGGTATCTGAACGCCCAGCGCCGTCGCAGCATCTAAAATCTGCACCCTGACGGCCGCATCATCGCCCGAAAAAGTACCCCCGAACTCAATCACCCCGGCATCCGCGCCCAGCGCGTCGATCACACGGCCGCCGCCGATCAAATCATGGATGGCGACCCTCTGCCCGCCCGAGATGATGATCCGTTCGGGAACTTCAAAATCCTGAAGGTCAACGCCCCCAAGCGAGATGACAACGCTACTCATCAACCGATCACCCGTCCATCCAGCAAAGCCGGCGCCAATCGAATGTCAGCCCATCGAGCTGACCAAACGTCACGACTTGCGCAAGCCGCTCCGCCTCATTCATCGCGAAAGCAATCTCATAAGGCACCCCGCACTTCACAAGGTAAAGGCAGTCAGTCAGCCCGGGGTGCCGGCTCAGTTTCCCGCTTGCGCCACAACGGCATGCGCAGGCTCCGGCAGAATGGCGGCCGCGATCGCTTCAGTGCCTTCCTCGCCCAAACGCTCAAGGCACGCCTCAATTGCCGCCTCGCCACTCGGAAACGGCATGGGCACACCGTCCAGCACCGCGACAGAAGCCGCGATCACGGCCAGGCCCATATAGGCTTCGTTCATCGAAAGCTCAGGCCCCAAAGCCTTGTAAAGCCGCAGCGTTTCCAGCACCCCAACCCGCCGAAGCGACAAGGTCCTGCCGGTTCTATCGGTAATGATGCGCTCCATCACACGCTCACCCGGCTGGATGCATAAAAATCCAGGCGCTGCGAAACGGGCGCGTCACCACGGTAAGCGCCCGCCGAGGTCAATTTGAACACCGCGCCGGTGAATTGATATGTAGACGTCGACCCATCGGGCTCGTTAACATACTGATAGAGTGTCCCGGCAGAAATCGACTGCCCGGCAAAATACGCCTGCTCGATCTGCGCGATAAAATCATCCGCCGCCGGCGAACCGCGATCAAGCGTAAACGTGCCGGACCACCCTTTCGGCAGTTCAGCGCCAAGCTGCACCCCATCTAGCCGGTCCACGCGAACCGACTGCGTCACCTGATGCGCCTCGAACCCCGTCACATGCGCAAGATCAACCCTTCCGAAAGGCCCCATCACAACCAGTTGGCAGTCATTCCCGACCGAAAACGTATTATACGGCATGATCCGCTCCTCTGGTTAAACGCTCGGTGTCGTCTGCCGGCTGACCTGCACGGTTTGACCGCCCTGAACATTCACGATGAATTTTTCGTTGATGGCCTGGTACGTCACCTGAACGTCTGCTTGCACGTAACCCAATCCCGTTCGGCTGGGCGGATTGTTCGAAACATCACAAACAACCGCAAACGGCAGCGAGCCGTCCGTCGAACCCAGCAAGCCTTGCCCAAGCAACCCGTTCAGAAACGCCAGCAGAGTCGCCCGGATATTTTGAAACAGCGTCGCATTGACAAGTTGCCCAACATATTTTCCCATCCCGGCGGATAACGTCGTCGCGATGTAGTTTGTAAGCCGCGTATAATTATCTCCGTTGGTCGCGGCATTCGAGGACGAACTATGCCCGCCGCGCACCCCCCAATAAGAACCGCCAGGCTGCGGATTGGCGATCACATCAATGCCCGCTGAAAGCAGCGCGGAGAGATCAGCCGTCGCATAGGTTGTGGCCGTTACACCCCCAGGCTGGCCAGATTTCTGCGTGCCAACCACCCCATATAGCGGCTTGTTCAGCGATGATTGTTCCGGCGACAGGTTGGCAAGCCGGCCAGCCACAAAACCCTGCGGCGAAACCAGGCGTGTCAAGGCGTTTGCCTGATCATACCAATAAACCCAATCACCAAACATCAGCTTGGCGGCGTACGAATCGATCCCCGCGGTCGCTTTGACCGTCGTGGCGTTCGTGATGTTGTCGCCAGCCGGACCTGTCAGGATCATATAGATCGTCTCCGAAAGCCCGAACGCCACCTGCGCGCTCCAAGTCGTCGGGTCATCCGCATCGGCCAAAAGCGCCAAAGCGCAGGCCTGCCCGCGCAGCGCATACATACCCGCCCGCGGCAATGTATCAACACCCACAAGCGTCTCCGCAGTCACGCCGCCAGCGCCATCCGTCCCCGGCGTGCCGGCCGAAAAAGGATAGGTTCCGGCGAGCGGCGTTGCGCTTGATGACGTCACGGTCGCCACGACGAGCTAAGACGGCCCCCGCAACGCGCCACTCCCGGCATTAACCGCACTTGCCAAATTGTTCCAAAACGCCGTCCCTGTTCCGGCGATGTTATCGAACACCTCAGGGCTTTGACCCGGAAACGCCACCGTAAGACGCCATGAATTCGCCGCCGACCCGGCAGACAGATTCAGTGTCATCTCACTCCCGAAGCTCCCCGTATAGATCGCCGTAAACGTGACCGCCCCAAGTAACGAGACCGAGGCCGCCGTATCGGTTCCATCGCTCACCCGCACACACCGAAAATTCGCCGCCCCCTGCTGCACCGCAGTGGCCACCTGGGTGCCCATGTCATGCTTGCGCGCCATGACCGGCCCAAACGCCGCGGCATATCCGCTCATGCTTCCAATAATCGTCGGTTCCCCCACCGGCCCCCAACTCGCCGTGCCAACAACGCCCAGCGTATCGGTCGGAACGCCGTTTAGAAGGAGACTTTGCGGCGCCACGATCTGCACATACAAATCCGGCACAATAAGCGCCGTCGTGTTCAATGCGCCCTGCGGAAAAATCGGCATGTCTCTCGTCCCTCCCGGCGCTCACGCGCACAAAAAATAGCTCGTTGAAAAATCGCGTTAACCCTCAAGCGACTCAACAAACGCCGCGTTGGCCGAAAAATTCTCGACACCGAACAGCATCGCCGGCTCAATTTGGGCGATCGTGGTCGGGTATTCGGCGCTGTAGCGAAGAACCCGCTTATAAAGCGTCGCGTTAGCGGAAGTATCTTCCGTCTGCGTGCCGGCATAAATGATACGGGCTGATGACCCGTCCGCGAGCGCCAGGAATTGAATATTTGCAACCGTCTCGTCGATAAGGGCGACGGCCGCATCACGCAACATTGGCGAAGGGCACCACAGGCAAATGTTAAAATCCTGTATCTGACGCTTTAACTCCTGCAACGCATTCGCCCCATTCACCACACGGGCGGTGAAGCTTTGTGCATTCGGCACCATGATCGTCGTGCCCGCATAATCCACTAGCCACCCGCTCGCGCGCAGCAAAGCAGCCAGATTGCTTGCCACGGTGGCCGGCGAGTCATTCGCCTGCACCGCGTAGGGAAATATGGCGCCATTGACAGCAACTCCGGCCAACTGGCCCACGGCGCACGTGCCCGCGAAACTTGCCCACCGCGGACCGGCGTTGACCGAAAGCGTCGCGGGCACAGGCGCCACAACCTGCCAGCGCCGCGGGTACCGGGTCACATTTTTCACCGCGTCCCCGCCGTCGACCGTCACGTGCAGGACCCCGGCCGCCAAATCCGGCCCCAATGTCGGCGAAGACGGATAGCCCCGATACACACGGCAAACGCTGCCCACGGCGCTCGCGGATGCAACGCCGTCAGGGTACAAAGCATTCGCAACCACCGAGACCAACGCCGTCTCGACATCGGATTGGTCAGCCATCAACTAACGACCTGATTCATGGATAACCGCAGCACGCCGCCTAGCATCTCCACCGCATCCACCAGAAAGCGCGCACCCGTTGCGTCGGTGAGTATATCCGCCACAATCGGTCTCAGCCCCGTCATGGCCGGCACCAGGCAAACAAAGCCAGGCAGCTTCCTATCATCCGGCAATCCCGCCCGAGTCCGATCCGAAATCCCGCCGGCCAGCAGGCTCGCCGGAAAATCGGCCAAAAGTGCAGTATTCGTCGCCGGCAGAACGCCGCCATATGGATTTGTTCCCCTAAGTATCGGCGCGACCGGGCGCGAAAGGCTCACCACCGCATTCGTCATCACAACCAGCATCGGTTTCGGGGGCTCGATAGCGGCAACGAACACCGTCCCCTCCGGACCTACAAGGTAATCCCCAACCCGTAAGTAGCTCCAATCCGCCCAGGCCTGCCGGTAGGGAACACCAAAGGCCGCCGGCGCTCCAACGCCGCCGCCAGGCAGCACGTAAGCGACGGCAAGCCGCAAAAACCGATTCGCCAAGTCGATCGGGCATTGCAGCGAAGCCGGTCTATACGCATCGTGCAAGAACCCAGCCCGGCGCGCAGCACACCCGGCGCCATATGCCAGACGGTCCGCCAGCCTAACACCATCCACAATCAAACAACCAAACTAACGCCGGGCTGCGCAAGCGCAGGCCCAGGCGGGATGCCAAGAAATCCACAAAGCCGTCTGCGCCATGCGTCAAACAGCTTCATTCTGTCCTGCGCTTCATTCTCATTATGGGTCCAGGCGGCCGCGCTTGCGGTATCGAGATTCTCCGATGTCGGCGGAATGGCCAGTTCCAGGGACGCCAGCGTTGAGATATACTGCAATGTGACGGCAATCTCCGCTGGCGCCAGGCTGTTCATCCGGTACTCAAGCGTCCCGTAAGACTGAAAAAACCGCCAGGACTCAAACCCGGAAGCGCCCGCCCCATAAGCCGGGTATCCACAAAATCGCCGAATGTCCGCCTTCTGCCCGTCTGTAAACGCCGTCGCGACCGAACCGGACATCTCAATACGTATCCCCTTCGCCCAGCGTGAAATAGACATTGCCGGAGCCACTCGCCAATACCGTCGCCGCGACACTGACAAACGGCCCACCGTCAACCAGCATCCGCGCGCCCGCCGGCACCGGCGTGTCGGAGGACGCGGCGGCCAGCGCCGTCGATGCGCCCAGCTTAAAGAAAGCCGTTGCCGCGCTCGCATTATAAACAAGAACCGCCGTCCCGGCGCCCACAAGCCCGATATTCGCCGAAGTTGTCGATGCAGCCAGCGTCGCCGTGCCGGCGGGCCGGAACGGTTGGGTCGAACCTGTCGCCATAATCCCGCTCCTTAACCGATATGCTCAATCATAACAGCGCGTTTGTAATTCGCATTCGTCGCCGTTGGCACCGTCGTCGGCGTCGTGGTCGTATCGGAAGGCGCGCAGAACCCGCCGATCCAGTACCAGCTCTGCGCGATGATCTGCTGCAACCGGTCGATCGGCTCGCGCGTCACCATCGCGACATTGTCAATCACGTTCACCAGGCTGTCCTTCGGCGCCACATCATCGGCCGCCATGCCGGCAAAATCGCCCTCAAGCAACGCACCCTGCCCGCAAACAATCGGCCGCCGCACATATAGTCCTGTGATGCTGGGATGGCTCTGCACATACGCTTCCGTGGTCGTGATGAAGCGAAGCCCCAGGAAATCGCTCACCATCCCCTGCCGGAACACTGCGTTAGACGATGTCGCGCCCTGGAAAAGCTGCTTGAAATCGGCGTCGGCAAAAAGTTGCCGCGCGGAAACCGGGTCGAGGTAACAATTATAAACCCCATCAACCAGCGGCACCGCATTCCGCCGCAGCAGCGCCACCGCGTCGAGCAGGTTAGCCATCACCAACGTGTCCGTCGCCTGCAACTGCGCCGTGGTGGAACGCGCGGCAGGCCGCACGATCGTGCTCGCCGTGGCCGCCCTCACCGCATTTCCCGCTGTACCATCCGCAACCGTCACATTCCCCGAAAACTGCAGCGACCCCGAAATCCCATTCGGCGCCGTCGAGCCGTTCGTCGCATCCGGCGTCACCCCGACCACGGTGTAGGCATTCGAACCCACGGTCGCCGTCATCGGATAGGTCGCGGAAACGCTCTGCTGCACCCCATTCACAAACACCGTCTGAAACCCGCGAATGTCATCAATCGCCACACTCGGCCCCGGCGCGCCCAACGTTGTCGCGACTCGCGAATTCCCGCCGAAATACGGCGCGAACAGCGCATTACGCGCCAGCTCATCAAGGCTACGCGCCGCCTGCTCGCCATTCGAAGCCGCATTTTGCAGAAACTGCGATGCAATCCCCACGCGGCTCGTCACCATGTTCAAGTCCTGCGTCGCCGCATAGAAGTTGAGCGTGATGGTGTATTGCTCAACACCCCAGCCCGCCGGCGTCAGCCCATTATCCAA